GCTTCCAAGAAAGCTCCCCCAAGTCCTGGGGCCATACAAGGCCAAGACCCAAGAACTCGTCCAAAAAATGAGGAGGAGTCAGCTTGGGAAGGAATTATTGGAGCTAATACTCATGGAAGATTACCGTAAATCTTAAACAATAAAGGAGTGTAAAATGGCAATTACTCAAGGTGGAGTAAAAACTACAGATGTTGTCCAATCTTCGTCTAACAGTCATGCGTCAGTACATGGGACTACCCCAGACGTAAGACGGTTATACAATTTTGGAGACAGAGTAGCAGACCTCTCACCAGAAGAATCGCCCTTTTTCGTATACTTAAGCAAAGTAAGCAAAGTACCTACTGATGATTCGGTTTTTCGTTTCTTGGAAGACCGCTCTAAAATCGACTGGACTAGCAGAGACTTTCTTGTTGCCGATACAACTGGTTATACAGGAACAGTAGCAGCTGGAAGTAGTTATGATTTAGAAGTTGATACTAGTGGTGGAGCGTCCGTTGATTGGTTAATCAAGGGAATGGTATTCGCAATAGAATCAGCTGAAGGTGCCCAAATACTCGTAAGAGTTGATAGTGCTCCACAAGACGCTGGTAGTTCAACTACATTTACTGGTAAATGTATTAGTCTTACTGCTAGTGGTATTGGTGGATATAATGCTATTGCTAATAATGACCGTTGTCAGGTCATTGGTACCGCTTATGCTGAAGGCACTGGTGCTCCTGATGTTTGGTCAAGTGAAATAGAAGACAATTTTGGTTACACGCAGATTTTTAAAACTGCAGCTGAAATGACAAATACAGCAATTGCTACAAAATATCGCGGATATGCGAATGAGTGGCAACGTATTTGGGCAATGAAGCTTCGTGAGCATAAAGTCGATATTGAACGCGCCATGCTTTTTTCACAAAAAGCACGTCAGGGAAGTGTACAACATACGGAAGGGCTCGCTGGTCATATTCTAAAGAATTCGACAGCGCAATTAACACATGGAACAGCACTTAGTTATTCATCTGGTAAAGCATATTTGCGTGTGGAAGAAAACGCTAATCTTACCTATGATTTATTACTCGGTGACTTAGAAGTGTTATTCGACCCAGCAAGGGGTGGAAGTGGGGACAGGCTTGTTCTCGCTAGTCTACCAATAATTACTTTCTTTAATAAACTCGGTGACGGTGCATTTATGGATGCTTCTATTGGATATGGTGGTGCCAGTAGGTACAACTTTGATTCTAAAGAAGGAGCATTTGGACATAAGATAATGACCATCGAGACCGTTCATGGAACTTTGCATCTTATAAAAGAACCTCTGTTCCGTGGCATTTCAAGTGGATTCATGATGTTTGCTGATATGAGCAAAGTTGCGTATCGTCCTCTTGTTGGAAATGGTGTTAATCGTGATACTTATATTACGACTAATGTTCAGTCTGACGATGAAGACCTTCGCAAAGACATGATTCTTACTGAAGCTGGTCTTGAAGTTACATTACCTGAGTCTCACATGATGTATGTCGTTCAGGACTTGTAAGGAGGATAATTATGAGAGCTGATGTATTAAACAAAAATAGTGGTGCTTATGATGGCAAAACTAGAGCTACAACAATATTCAAATGGAATTACATTAATTGTGGTAGTCCTATATGGAGTCATGCTCAATCATCTAATTCATCTGGGCCTGTAACAGCCGATGGTCATAGAGTCGCAATGTTATTTCCTGGTGATAGTGGTGAATTGTATCATGCAGAAATGTGTAGAATCGGTGCCAGTACTGGCCCCGTAGAGACACCTGTAATGGAAGGAACAGTCCCAGCTGTAGACACAGCAAGTACTGCTGCAGGTTTAAATCTGCAACTAGACCAGGATGTGGCTGCTGACTTAGGATGGGAAATAATACCTGGAGGAGCGCCTCTTGGTAACAATTCTAATAAATACGTAGTTGGTGTTCATTCTGGATATATTGACTTTACAGTATTTACTGCTGAGTGGACGACTTATGACGCTATTTCTATTGGTTTTAGAAAAGCTGAAAACTACAACACAGGACATGCTCCGATTGTAGCCGCAGGAACGGGAGACCCGTTGTATACTGACTTTGCTACATTTGGGTTGCAAGAGTCTGATAAGATACAAATAGCTACCGATTTGAATAATGGTGGTTCAGGTACTTATACAGATACTGGCGATACTCCAACTAATAGTCAAAATGTAAGATGTCGAGTTTCAATGGATACAGATGGTGCAGTAACATATTCGTTAGTGCAAAATGCTGTAGCTGGTGCTGGAGCTTTAGCGGCTCCAAGTGCAACTAAGGCTTTTACTTTTGATAGTGGCGATACTGTAGTACCGTATGTATTTATTCATGGTGTAGACCATGCTGATACAGCGATGCTGTTGAAGGATATCGAAGTAGTTAGAGACCAAGCAGTTAAAGGTTATAGCGTAGCTTAATACTAATCCGTAAGGGTTAACAGTTTTGTAGAACTGTGGGGTAGGTCGTATAAAGGGTCTGCCCCAAATCTACTAAGAATTTTAAAATTGGAGAAATTATGGCTGTTTATGGAAATGTTAAAGTAAAAGTATTTATTCATGATGCTGTTCCTAATATAGAGACTGCGGCCGTTGGGTCAATGGCAAGAGATATAAAAGACCATATAGATACTTTAGATTCATCTGATAACAAAGTTTTATCTATCACACATACTCAATTACGTGGAGATAGAATACTTACTGTAGTTGTTGGTGGAGCTTAGTGTCTGAATGTCAACATTGTGACCATCCAAATGAGGGTGGTTGGTTCTTTTGTAGAAATTGTGGGAGCAGAGCTCATCCACCAAAGTTTACTACAAACTCTTGGATGCGTGGGGAGCTTTCAAGTAGAACTGATGTTGAATTAGGGTCTATGTCGTTAGAAGATAGTACAAATAAGATGGCGGGTAATACCATGAATCAACGATTAAAGGATTTAGGAGTCAGACCATTATGAGATGGGGAAAGGGATTAAGTACATTTAAAAAATGTACAATGACTGAAGGAAAACGTAATAAAGAAATGGAGTCTAATAATGCCTTACGGGAAAGGTACATACGGAAAGAAACGTGGAAGACCGCCGAAGAAAAAGAAAAAATCCAAAAAGAACGGTAAAAAGAAATAGGAATTACTAATGGCTGGTACATTAAAAGTTAAAATACAAGAAGATATTATACTTAATAATCAGGACTATGGCTCTAAAAGAGTACTAGAAGTTGGGAGTATTGCGTCCATAGTAAAAAGAATTGTCAATATAGGAACTGACGAGATTGGATTACTTGGATTTGGGGCAGCTTATAATACTGAATTATCTAAAACATATCTAGCAGGTCAATTCGATGAGGATGATGTTAGATATATAAGAATTACAAATTTAGACAGTACTAATCATATTGCATTGGTATTAAAAAATGAAAACAATGATGAGTTTGGTGTAAAAGTTGATAAGGGATGTTCTTTTTTATACTGTGCTGATTTATCGGGTGGAGTAAAAGATACTATGGATTCTGCTGATGCCGCTGGGATAACTCCTGATTCATTTGGTGATTTAGTTGACATAACTTGTGCTGCTAATACATCTGCTTGCGATGTTGAAGTCTTTGTAGCGAGTGTATAATGGCGACTTTTGAAGCTCAGGTAGAAGGTTTAACAAGCATTTCAATAGATGGTAGCAGTGCTCCAACTCAAACCGAGTTAACTCAATTTCTTACCGATGGGGCTAAGGAAATTATTAATGTATTGCCTCCCAATCTGGTAGATTTATGTTCATCCTCGCAGTCTTTTACATCTGGTACTGCAGATACATTGAATACTGGTAAAGTTCTTCGTGTATTTAGAAGTGATGGTGATATTAAACAGCCATGCAGAAAAGTTGATGCCATGCAGAAGGGACGTTTTTCAGATAGTGAAGATATGAATTACGCTACTGTTACAGACCCAGTTTATTATATAGAAAATAATAGTTTAGATGTTTTACCTGTCGGTGGTTCTGCTACGTATTCAGAAGTTCAATATCCAACAGTTTCGTATACTCATGAAGCTATATCGGTATTCCCAGATGAAGCTGAATATTTAGTTCCATTATATGCAGCTGTTAAATCATTACAGAATGCCATGGGTAATAAGACCAGCGATTTACCAACTGATTTATCAATTACTGCTGTTCCTCCAGATGTACCGACAATAACGGCATCAACAGTTAGTTTTAGTACTACGGCTCCATCTTATGCTTCTCCTACTACAACTATTAGTGGTACAGGATGGTCAACTGCTTACCCTGATGAGTACACTGCTTTAAATACAGCTTTGGGGGCTATGACAACTGAGCTAAATAAGGTTGATAATATTCTTAGCACCGCAGAGGGGAAAGTAGATGATTATTATACTTCTATTGGAGACATTGATGATACTACACAGTTGTGGGATGATACGAATAAAAGATTTGCGGTTGTCAAAAATGCTTTGGATTATGCTGGAAACTTAATTGATGGGAATAAGCCACACGCGGATTATGATGTAGCACAGAATTTATTAGATGTAAACGCAGCCCTTGACGGGATGCAAGCTCATTTAGCTGATGGGGAGAC